GGAACGTAAGCAGTTGGCCAAAGATTTTGAAAATGTTAAAAGAGTTGATGATTTGTTAAGCACAAAAGCTGGAAAAACAGATCGTAAAGTGGCTCTTGATAATGTTTATGACCATATTGTGGTTGATGGTTCATTGGAAGAAATGAGAACCGTAACTCAATTGCTTAAAAAAGGTGGCGAAGAAGGCCGACAGGCTTACAAAGAATTGACAGGCTATACCTTGCAACGAATGAAAGATTTGTTGCTCAAAAAATCTGATGATGAAAATGACAGAATTGTTTTAAACAAGTTTAATAATTTTGTTACTCAACTTGATCGAGAAGACAAACTTGAATACATGTTTGGCAAGACTGGCAGAGACACGCTTGTTGATTTAAAGAAAAGCATAAATGATGTAATGGTAAAAGAGCCAGGCGCGGTTAATTACCCAAACACAGCTGGCGCTGTATTGCGTGGTCTTGAAGCCTTGCAAAATTTGCCGTTTAAGATTCCTGGCACTCAAACGGCTGCCGAGTTTGCGCGTGGATTGCAATACAAAAAACAACTTGAAGAATCTTTAAAACAACCAAACCAGTTGGCGCCAAAGCAAACCAACAAAAATGCTTTGAACAATAAGCCAGTCAAAATTGATTTAACCGGCATGGCGAATAAATAATGGACTACCAAGTTTTATTCAACATTGCCGTGGCCATTGCTGGCTTCTTTGGCGGCTGGACACTGAACCGCATCTATCAGGCTATTGACCGGCTTGATGGTGATGTGCGCAACATGCCCCTGAACTATGTCACCCGCGATGACTATCGCAACGACATTAAAGACGTTCGGGAAATGCTTGGCAAGATTTTTGACAAACTGGATGGTAAAGTTGATAAATGATCGATCCCATCACAGCTTTAGCAGGAATACAAAGCGCCGTTAAACTCATCAAGCAGGCGTCCAAGACTGTGGATGATGTGGCCTCGCTTGGGCCAATGCTGGGTAAGTATTTTGATGCCAAGTCAACTGCGGCGAAGGCTGTTGTAGAGTCCAAGAAAAAAGGCGGCTCCTCCATGGGGACTGCGCTTCAAATTGAGATGGCGCTTGACCAAGCGGCTGTTTTTGAAAAAGAGCTTCAACTTTTGTTCATGCAAGCTGGCAAGGTGGATGTGTGGCAAAAAATCAAAGCCAGAGCGCAGGCTATGGATGTGGAAGATGCCCACAATGCCAGACGCGAGAGGGAAGAAGAAAAGAAGCGTAAACAGAAAGAGCAGGAGCAACTGGAGTTTGGCTTGATGCTAGGCGGTCTAGCGCTCTTGTTGTTTATGTTGTACGTTGGAGTTTATGAGGTTATGGATCACTGCGCTAAAGTTAGGTGCGGGCGGTGAACGAGTACCAGAAAGCCGCTGACATGACCTTCAAGATTGTTGGTGCTTGGTGGGGCGCGAATCTGTTTTTGGACTTTATCAAGATACTTCCCAACTTTATTTCGGACAAGATTGTGAATAAAGTTCTTGGAATGGTTGGACTATGAGTGAAGAAAAGCCAGCAGACGTATTGAGTAAGGTGCTGTCCTACGTAGACAGCCCGTTTAAACTGTTTGCACTGATACTGATGGCGGTGTTTGCTTTTTCTGGTTACTTTGTTTGGCAAAACCAAGAACTGCTGATGGGCGCGTACAAAGAATCTAAGAAAATGCCAAGTATTGTTGAGGACAGAGTGGAAGACGCAGCTGCCCACTTATTCAAAACCACCAACGCCACCATTGTGGCCGTGTTCAAAGTAAACCCCATGTTTGGAACCAGAGTGCTGTACCGCGCTTACACCAAAGAAGGCCGAGACAAAACCAATGATGGGCTTGATGTTGGACTGTTTACCCAGAACGCAGCCAACAATGCTGATGTGGTCAAACTGATGGCCAGCGAGATTCCTTGTGGCGAATACAAGTCAGCGCAATCTGAAATGGGCTTGTGGTATATCGCCAAAGGAGTTGCCTACACTTGCCGGATTAGCATCCCACCTGATCCAAGCCGGTTTGTTGGCCAAATTACTGTGGGCTGGGATAATGAACCCACCGACATTCAGGTGACAAGAACCATGATGGAAATTGCAGCAACCATGCTTTCAAGGAGCAAACAATGATTGGACTAGATGCACTTTTAAACGTGGGCGGTAAGCTCATTGACAAGCTGATTCCAGACCCAGAGGCTAAAGCCAAGGCGCAACTGGAACTTTCTAAAATGGCGCAAGATGGTGAACTGGCCAAGATGGCCAACGACACCAAGCTGTTTGAGGTAGAGCAAGAAAACATCTCAGACCGCTGGAAAGCAGACATGGGGTCAGACTCTTGGCTGTCTAAAAACATTCGTCCTATGGCCCTTATAGCCATTTTTGTGGCCTATTTTGTGTTCACCATGATGTCAGCCTTTGGCTACAACGCGCAAGAAAGTTATGTCAATCTTTTAGGCCAGTGGGGACAGATTATTTTTTTGGCTTATTTTGGTGGCCGTACAGTTGAAAAACTTGCAGACATGAGGGCTAAAAAATGAATCTAACACCGCATTTCACCCTTGAAGAACTTACGCACACAGACCACCGTGCGCTAGATAACACACCAAACGATGCTGAACTTGAGAACATTAAACGCCTGGCTGAATTCCTTGAAGAACTTAAAACCGTCTTGGGCGGCAAGCCCATCATGGTTAATTCAGCTTTCCGATCAAAAGCTGTCAATGACGCTGTGGGCAGTAAAGATACTTCTCAGCATCGGATCGGCTGCGCTGCTGACATTCGTGTACCCGCTATGACGCCAGACCAAGTGGTCAGGGCAATCATTGCGTCAGACCTTGGGTTTGACCAGGTGATCCGCGAGTTTGACCGCTGGACGCATGTGAGCATACCCAACACGCCAGAGGCCAAACCACGCAAGCAAAAGCTAATCATTGACAAGGCTGGCACTAGGGCGTTTGCTTAGTCACAGCGCGGTACGCCTCAATAGCCGTCTTCAAGTCGCACTGTAGGTGCTGAATGCGGTCATCTTGCTCACACAATTTGGCGTAGGCTTCTTCGGCAAACTTGGCCAAGTTAGCCTGGCTCCATGTAGAAAAGTCTGGTTTGTTACTCACGCTCTCTCCTTAATGTCGTAGAACCAGTCGTCACCGGCAGACCACTTGCGCGTGCCGTCTACTGTCCACAAGCGCTGCGCTGCTTGGAAGTCAGGGAACTTTGTCTCGCTTGGTATCAGGCTCTGGTCATACCACAGGCATCGATTGTTTGGCTGGCAGGCAAACTGGCCGTTGTCTAAAGCAATCCAATTAAACGACTTGTGTTCTTCGGCCTGCTCGGTAAAGCCCGTGTCCAAGTCCATGCCCTCGGCGCAGAAGTCCACCGTGAACAAGTAGCGCCCGAAGTGCCATTCTTTGTCTTTGCCAAGGAACTTAACGCCAAGGTTACGCAAGCCGATCTTCTCAATGATTGTGAAACGGTAGCCCATGCAATCCCACAGCTGTAGCGTGTCAATCGGTAGATTGCCAGCATCTTTGTGCCAGACGTAGGCGTGGATCGGCAGCTTGTCGTACAGGGCGCCGTAGTTGGGCAACAGCGACTCGATGCGGAACACTTGGCCACGCAAGGCTTTGAGGCTGACCCAGATGGCAGGCTCCAGTTCGCCATGGCCTTTGTGATCGTTGTACAAGAACTCGCGCTTGACAAAGCATTTCATGGGCGGCAGTGATGCCACGATATAACTCATGTGTTTTCCTTAGTCATTGATTTCTTTCTTTGATGGTGCGTCTAATTCAAGGCGGTAATACTTGGCGGGCATCTTGGCGCTCTTGTCCAAGTGCTTACGCAGCCAGTCAATGCCGCCAAGTTCTTGAAAGATCATCATGTGACGATCTGTGAGCCTGATCTGGCGGCCTTTAAGGGGTTCCGGTGGTTTTGGGCGTGGCATGTTTTGTCTTTGTAAGTGCTTCATGTAAGCCGGCCAAGCCACCAACGTGCTGGCCATCAATAAAGATTTGCGGCATCTGGCGTGAGCTTTCTGGCAAATCACTAAGCAATGCAGGGTTTGACTCAATGTCAATTTCAACATACCTAATGTTCTCAGCCCTCAAAATCATTTTGGCTGTCACGCAGTTAGGACATTTTTTCTTGGTGTAAATTAAGATTTCCATTATGTTTTCATTTCTCTGATAGCTTGGGCAAACACCGGCAAATCCCATTGATCAGCCAGCTTGGCGCATTCGTCTAACACTTGGTTGCGCTGCGAGGGCGATACATACACATCCCAATGGTATGGTTGCCCCTCAATGTCACGCAGTATCTGCTTACCAAGGTTGCTGTTCTTTTCAACATCATTGAACGCTTCGTCTTCTTCTTTCGTCCAGTCAGTCATGCTTGTCTCCTAAAAAGGTATTTGATCCCATTCCCAATGCTCGCACTCAACCGTGCCGGTAATCCACTCTAGCGGTGGTTTGGCTCCAAACTGCTTACACATTCCAACTGCAAAGTTGTTGCACTGTTGGCAATTTACTTGTATCGAATTTACTTGCTTTACCTGGCTGTCCAGATGTCTCTTGATTGCGTTCAGTTCTATCAAATTCATAATCTTTTACCTCTGTATATTTACCATTTTTGCGGGTTGCAATTCTGACTGGCTCATTGATTTTTCGTCCTTGCAAGTAATCAAGCGCCATTTGAGTGCCAGACGGCATGACCAGCTTGTCGCGCTTTAACCACCAATCCTGTGCCTTTTGCTTGGGGTAGCCAACGTGGTTAAAGCACACCCACTCACTGGCCACGCGCAGTAGACCGCTGTAGTAGTCAACCCTCATGCTGTCAGGCTTGCCCTCTTTCCTGTGCATGGCGTAACCTACCTTGGTGATGTCGTGCCACACCAGCTCGGCCATAGCGGTCTGGCTTGACAAGAGCGCAGCATAAGACACCTTGGCATCCATGGGCTTGGCTTCTTCTTCCCTGATCGTGCCACCGCAATGCACACACACCATGGCTGCTGGCAAGTTGCGCTCACCGCAGTCTGGGCAGATGCTGTAGGGCGCCTCTTGTGTGCCTGACTTCTTTTTGGCTTTGCCTTGAATGGTGTCCACCGGCCCCAAGCGCTCCACGGTGTCAGTAAAATCAAGCACCAAGCAATCGGTCTTGCCGTCTGCAATGCGAGTGCCTCGGCCCATGCCCTGCACATAAAGCACTGGCGACTTCGTTGGCCTGCACCAGACAATGCAGTCCACATCTGGCACATCAAAGCCAACTGACAACGCCAGCACGGTGACCAGGCAATGAATCTGATGGCTCTTAAACTGAGCAATCAAGTATTCGCGCTCTTGCTTTGGTGTCTCACCGCACACAACAGCACTCACAATGCCAAGTTCATTTAGCTTGTCTGCAAGGCTTTCAGCGTTATCGACACTCGGTGTGAAGGCGATCCATTTCTTGCGCTCTGAGGCGATTCTGGTGGCTTCTGTGGCCACTTTGGCAAGGTATTTCTCAACCTCGCGGGATAGTTCACCAACCTTGTAGTCACCGTTTGAGATGCCAACATGGCTGGCGTCAATGCGGGTGCTAATTTTCTCAGTTGGTGGAACCAATGGCGCAATGAACTTCTGCTCAAGCAGCTCACCCATGGACACTCGGCTTGCGATGCCAGTAAACAAGGGATCGTCACCGTCAGTCAGCCAAACCTGATTGCCCCTGAATGGCGTGGCCGTCATGCCAACTATGCGAAATTTGCATAACTCTCCGAGTTTAGACAGAAAGGTGCGATACATGCCTGCATCGCCTGCCTTCTGGCTCACTAGGTGAGCCTCATCAATGATCACGGCCTTGATGTTGCCAAGCAAGTGCGCGGCCTTGTGGATGCTGCCAATGGTGGCCACAATCACATCGGCGTTGTACTTCTTTGTGCCCAGGCTGGCGCTGACAAAGCCCACGCTGATGGTGTGGGGCAGTAAGGCTCTGAGCTTGGCCGCATTCTGCTCGGCCAGTTCCTTGGAAGGAACCAGCACCACAGTGCGCGGGTGATAGTCTGGCCACTGATCCCACATCTGGCGCACAATCTCAGCGCAGATCACCGACTTGCCGGCAGCGGTAGGCAACACCAAAAGAGGGATGTCGGCCTCCTCGGTGTGCTTTGTCCACCAAGCAAACAAGTCAGACACTGCGCGGGATTGGTACTCACGCAGTTTCACGGTTGCGCTCCTCAAGCATCTTGTCTGCAATGGCGTAGGCATTTTCCACAGCTGTCTTTCTGTCGCCATTGGCCAACAAGCCAGTCAGGGCTGCAGCGGCCAGATAGTCTCTGAGGGTAATGTCTTGGATCGGTGGGGTGTTCATACGAACCTTCCGTTGTGTTGTTTGCGCAGTTCAAGCGCCTGGTTATCTGTCAGCATGATCTTGTCCTTGCAGGCATGAATCTCTTGGCTGCTGATGTAGTCAGGGTTCAGTTCAGGATCGCCATTGACAAACTGCTTACCGTCAGCCATTTGGTAGACAACGCCATGGTCAGCGGTGCTGTCAACTGGCGTGGCCGTCTTGGCCAGTAAGATGGGAATGTAACGGTGGCGGCTGCAACCCTTGCGCTGTTCTTCTGTAACCAGATCAATGCCGTGCGATGCGCATGACCAGCGGCCTTGGCCATCTATTTCGGGTGTAATGTAAATACATGACCGGCATGTTGGTGCTGGCACGTCTGTGCCGTGGCAAATCGCCTGGTAATCACAGAACTTGCACTCAAACCATGTGGGGTCAGTCGATATGCCAACTGGTGGCTCCACGCTGGTGATCACCGCCATGGCCTTGTCAATCAGCTTCTGGGCTTCGTCAGCATCAAACTCCAAGCGCTCGGTGTAGATGTCGTCATTGTCTTTGTTGACCACCAGATACAAGGCCCTGCGGCAACCGTCCTCACCAAACTGATCAATGCTCCACTTCATGTATATTTGCATCTGCGCGTAGTGTTCGGGCTTGGCCTTCTTTACGCCAGATTTTTGCATTTCCTTGTACATCTTGTCAGATGCTGTCTTTATCTCCAGTATGTGCGGCGACTTAGGCGCCTGCGGCAAACCCGTAATGATGCCGTCAGCGTTGCCTTGGAAGTGGTGGCCAGTCGTGCTTTCGCTGAATGACCATTGCTTGCCGGTGGTTGGGTTGATCTGGTAGACAGTGCAGCCAATGCTTGCCAAGTCTTGGTAAACCCTTGGTTCTTGTAAGTGGCCAGACTGAAACACTCGGTACAAGCGGCCAGAAAACTCGGCAGGCTTGGCCCATCTAAATGAGTACCAGTGCTGGCGCAGGCAGGGCTTACCAATGGCAGAAGCGCCAAGGTAAGGGCGCTGCGCTTCCGCGCCATACTTTGCCTTGTAGTAGGCAAAGATGGCATCGGCCACAGGATCAGTAACTGATTGTGGTAGCAAGGCCATGTCAGCCTTTCCGTGCCCATGCGGGTGCTTTAGACTTGGCGGCCTCTTGCTCGGCTGTTGGCCATGCAGGCGTGTCGGCTACTGGTGCTGGTGCAGCAGCTGGTGCGCTAAAGCCACCAGCAGACTCATAGCCCTTGATGTTGTTACTGGCCTTGTACTGACCTTGTGCCTCGCGCACAGTCACATTGATGCGAACTGGCTTAAAGTGCAGGGCGGCAGTGTCCATCAACTTAATCACATTCACAGCGTGGCAAAGCGCAGACAACTGGCTCTGTGCAATGCGCTGGGTGTCTTCGTTACTGTGGCGAATGTTGAGGTTCTCCCAAACCTTACGGCCTTTGAACTGGCCATCCATGATTTCAAAAGTTAGCTTCAAACCCTCACCGTTGCCAGACTTCAATGGCTGCACATCGGACTCGGTGATGTGTGCCAGGTATGTGCCGGCAGGCAGTGGGCCTGTAGATGCTTGTGGGGCGACTTGGGATGCGTCAAAATTAAACTGAGCCATGATAAATTTCCTAAAAAGTTAAGTTACGAACTGGGGTGATCAAGACTGCGCTTGGGTAAGCGCTGCTTGGAATGCCGTCCAGTCAAGCGGCATATTCTGAAGGCCAAAGCGGTTACCACCGCAATGAGCCGGATGTGGTTCAACGTGCAAGATGCGCTCACCAGTTGTGGTGGCCTTGGTTTCTTTCTTAGAGAACCCTGCGTCTGTCTTGCTTGTAAAGATGCGGTAGCCTGCGTAGCCAATAACATCTGCCCATTCTTGCACCAAGCCAGCGGCCTTGTCGTGCAGTTTAAGGACATGGCTGTCATAACCCTCGGTCAGCGGGTCTTCAATGCGCTTGATCTTGTCGTGCGCAATCAAGATGATGCCCATGCCCTTGGCAGAGCGCAACACCTCAAGGCCAGAGAGCAAGTTGCGCCATTCTTCAGCTGCGGCCACATAACCCTTACCAAAGCCTGGCTGCTCAATGTTCTTCCAGTTGTTCTGCTTACACACATACTCTTGGATCATGGGTTCGAGCCAGTCAAGCGAGTCAATGAACAGGGTTTGGAAGTCATGCTGTTGGTTGATCAACGTGTCGATGGCCGCATAGACTTCGGGCAGACTGGACGCCAGCGGGAAAGCGTTTGCGTCTACAGCGTCAGCGCCGTCTTCGGTCAGGATGCCAATGGCGTTGGGCGCCATGGCCGCGAAGGTTGTCTTGCCAATCTTGCCTTGGCCAACCACAACAATCTTGGGTGAGCGTACACGTTTGGTCTTGGAGATGGAGGATAAATCGAATGCCATGTTAGTCTTTCAGTTCAATGGATGGTTTTGCGGGTTTGCTAGTGATGAACACGGCAGCCTTGTTATAGGCAGCAGGATCCATTTCGGAGAGAGTGCGAAGGTATGCCAAGTTGACTTCGGCCTTCCATCTGAATGCACGCTGGGCGTTGTCAGGCAGATCGTCATAGTCGGCTGCCAAGTGATCGGTGTTGACCGTGCGGTTGAGCTTCCAAGTGATGGTGAAGTCTTCGTCATTGTGTGAGCCTTCGTTGCTCTCAGGCTTGGCAAACTGCTCGGTAATCAAGCCCTCGATGCGCAGGCGCTCGGCCTTGGCTTCGTTCTCGGCCAATTTAGCCTGGCGCAGCTGTTCTACCAAATTAGAGATCGTCATTTTTTGTTTCCTTTTCTTTGTCAACTAAAATTGCTCGGTATTGCTGCATTTGTTTACCTCGATGAAATCCAGTCACAATGCCTGTTGTTTTATTTTTACGCCAGACAGTTGCATTTGTTTTTCCAACTGCTGGTTCAAGTGCAATATTTTCAAAAAGTTCAGGGGTTAATTGTTTTCGCCAAATGTTGATTGTTCTCATACGCCTTACACCACCTTGCTGGTGCATGATCACTTCGTAACCCATGTCTTTCCAAAACTTATTTGCATCAAGATCAAATCCACAACGCAAAGTAATACTCGATGATCTACCTTCAAGAGCATAATTTTCCATAACAGAAACAATTTGTGCCCCATAAAGCCTGCGTCTGGCATCGTATTCAATGCACACTTGATGGCATTTAACATCTTTGCCTATTGCACCAACATACAAGTAGCCACAAGGTTCACCATTAAGCAATCCTAAAAACAATCGTCCATTTTCAGCTTCACGTTCAAAAACTTGTTTTGGATAAAAAGACAATGCCTCTGCATTTTTCTTTTGCAACATGTCAATGTACAAAAGCATGTTTGGATGTGTTTTAACAACGACAAAATCATTCATAAACTGTCGTCCTTAAAGTCCTCAAGTGCTGTGGTTGTGATGTGGTCTACAAGGTACTGCAAAAGCAAGTGGCCAATGTCAACGTCAGTGCCCTTAACGTATGCGTTGACCAGTTCCAAATTCTCGGATGTGCCAGGCTCGCTAGGTAAGCCATAGCTGTCACGGCCAACGTCTTCACTTGGCGTGTATTCCAAGAAGCAGACCAGATCAACACCTTCGACTTCGCATTCGTACTGGGTGAGGCCATTGGGGCAGGCGGGTGTGGGTTTCATGTGTTCTTCTCCTTCTTCGTCATCTCATGCAACGCTTCCTCAATGTGTCCCATGTGATTGCCTGACCACATGTCCCATGTAGCTGTGCGCTTTTGGTTGATAGTCAGATCACCATTGGGACTGTGCCGTAACAATTCCCCCATGTCTTTACAGCTTGCTGTGAAATTCTTCGGCGCCTCTTGGTCGGGGCAGATCGTGTATGTGTATGGTAATTTAGCCATGGTTAATCTTTTTAAGTTTGGCTTCGGTTAAATCAAAGATACTGCCCTCTGATCTCAAAATCGTATCTCGGTCATCTTCTGTCAACCCTTGCCATTCACGTTTTGGTTGAATAAGTTCTTCTTTTGCAAACGTCATGGCTTGCCCCAACTTCTTGACAAGAACCTGCTCGATCAATGGCGTTATGACTTCTTGCAGATATTCACGCAACGCTTCTTCTTGTTTTGGTGTCATGCTGACCACCATGCAACCAGTAGGGCTGCCAAACTAATGCCAATGGCAAGGGCTGTGAGAAGGTCAAGACCTGCTTGTGCGCGGGCGGTGAGCCTTGCGTTCTTGACTTCGGGGTAGTAGAAATGTTTGCTGTGTTTCATGTTGTGCTTTCTATGGGGGCCGAAGCCCCGTTTGGTTTATTTGCGTGAACGTGAACCAGTCAAGTTGCCGTCCATGATTTTGAACAGGACTGCCTTGGCACGATTGAGAGTGTGGCGAGCGCCCTCGGTGTCACCATGGGCCATTTGCTCTTGTGCATCTGACATCAGGCCGGCTACGATCATGTCAGCACCGCAACCGCGGTAAGTGAATGAGTCTGTGATGCTGTCAATAAACTCATCAATGTTGTTCAAACCGTACATTGCTTGAGCGCGTTCTGTTGAAGTTGTAGTGATGTTCATTTCGTTTCCTTTGGCCTTTCGGCGTGATGCCAAGAACAATTTCGTTGGCATGGATTGATTATCTAGCATATCGCTAGATGTCGTCAAGCACTTTGCTAGAAATATTTGAATTATTTGTGTAGGTGCTTTCCCTAATACTGAATTGCTCAAGCAATCTGCTAGACTTTGCGTCCTATGAACACACAAATACCCCCAGATGAGCGCCGACAACTGGCAGAAAAAGTTGGCATAAACGAGCAATATCTTTACCAGTGCCTTACTGGCAGGCGTGAGATGTCAGCATGGGAGGCCGTCAGAGTGGAGCAGCAAAGCGAAGGGCGGCTCACTCGCAAGATGGTGTGCCAGGGCAGCTGGCAGTCTATTTGGCCAGAGCTGGTGGAGGCAAAAGCATGAGCAATTTAACTTCTATTTTCCCCAATGGTTTTGCGGCTGCCACAGAGAGCCAAGACCTGATCAACCCAGAGGAATCGTTTCGCCGTCATTGTGAGGCTGCTGGCCTCTTGATCAAAGACCAGATTATTGCTGATGGTGAGATTCACCGTGTGGCGCATGTGTCATCTAAGAAGGGTGCGCTAGATGGTTGGTACATCTTGCACACCAGTGGCAAAGTGCCAGTGGGCATTGCTGGTTGCTGGAAAGAGCCAGTGTTTGAAGCCAAGTGGGTAGCAGATACTGGCCGTGCAATGTCGTTTACTGAGCGCTTTGAGCATGACAAGTGGGTGGCAGAGGTTAAGGCCAAAAAGGATGCTGATCGGTTGGCCAGTCAGGCGGTGGCTGCCGAGAGGGCAGAGGATGAGGTGGGAACGTATGCCGATGCAAGCAATGATCACCCTTATTTGGTTCGCAAGCACGTCAGCGCCAACGGGATCAAGATTGATAGGGCAGGCAGACTGGTTGTGCCGGTAATTAACCAGGCTGGGGAAATCCTCAGTTACCAGACCATTGATGCAGATGGCAACAAGCGGTTCTTGAAAGGCGGCAAGATCGAGGGCGGCTTCTACGAACTGCGTGGTAACCGCAAGATCGTATTCATTGGTGAGGGCTTTGCCACATGTGCGTCCATCCATGAGGCGACTGGTTACACCGTGTTGGTGGCGTTTGACTGCGGCAATCTGGCCAAGGTGGCCAAGAGCGCCAAAGAGATGTTCCCAGGCTCAAAGATTGTGATCGGCGCAGACAATGACCAGTTTACGGAAGGAAACCCTGGCGTGACTAAGGGCCGTGCAGCTGCGGCATTGGTGTTTGGTGAAATTGTTTACCCATCGTTTTCTGACTCGGACATGGTGGACAACAAGCCTACAGACTTCAATGATTTGCATTGCCTGCAAGGCTTGGATGCCGTCAAAGAGCAGATCGAGCGCGTGGCTGGGCCAATGAAAGACAAACTGGCGTTTGAGTTCAGTCGGGCTGACAGCCTGCAACTCACGCAAATCAAGTGGATCGTTGATGACTACATTGAGGCAGACTCGCTGGCGCAAGTGTTCGGTGACCCAGGTGGTGGTAAGTCCTTTGTTAGCATCGACATTGCCTGCTGCGTGGCCACAGGACGTGCTTGGCATGGCCATGAGGTTAAGCAAGGCTCAGTGTTCTACATTGCCGGCGAAGGTCATAACGGCTTGGCACGGCGGTTTAAGGCATGGCAGATCGGCAACGGCCAGACCTTAGACGGTGCGCCACTGTACAAAAGCCACCGTGCGGCGCAGTTGTATGACGCGACTGAGGCTGCGGTGGTGGCTGAAAGCATTAAAGAGTTGTCAGCACAGGCGGGCACGGTTCCGTCATTGATCATTATTGATACTTTGGCCAGAAACCATGGCGGGGATGAGAACAGCACGCAAGACATGAATGCGTTCATTCAGCACCTTGACACCTACTTGCGCCAACCATGGAACTGCTGCGTTCTGGTGGTGCATCACTCTGGCGTGGCTGACAAGGATAGGTCAAGGGGTAGCACAGCCCTAAAGGGTGCATTGGATGCGGAATACCGATGCCAGCTGGATTCGGGAACCAAGACCATAGCGTTTGAATCCAAGAAAATGAAGGATGCAGAGATGCCTGCACCTAAGAACTTCCAGATCACGCAAGTGGACTTGCCAATCCAAGACAAGCACGGGCTAGCGGTCAAGGGCGCATACCTTACGGCTGTGGACATTAGCGGCCTGATGGGCAACATCCAAAAGCGGGTGATCCTGTCAGGCAACCAGCGCATTGCATTGAACTGCCTAGTGGCCATAGAAGCCAAACGTGCAGCAGACGGCATTGAAGGGTTTGCGGCCATGGTGGACTATGATGAGTGGCGTGATTCGGCCAAAGAGCATGGTCTGAATGCTCGCCGGTTCAAAGAATGCGTGGAAGCACTGGTTAAGAAAAACATGGCTTTGGAGAATTCTGACATGTACCGAACTGTACCGAAATGTACCGAAATCGGTACAGAACGTACAGAGGCTTGATGTACCGAAGCGTGTACCGAAATGTACCGAAACGTACCGAAATGTACCGAAGCAAACCCCCCTTGGTGTACCGAAACGTACCGAAAGGGTATATAAACCCTTCGGGTTTCGGTACAAAAAAGGTTTCGGTACATACCGGCGGGTTTTTGAGTGTTTTTAAGGAGAATTGAGATGAGATCAAAAAAGGTAAAAATGTGGTGCGGAAATCCACCAGATGATCAGATGTGGAGCAAGGTTTGTGATCTTGGAAAGTTTGATGGGATCGGTTGGATGATGTATTCCAAAGTGCCTGATGCTGACAGTCCGTGGCAAAGTTTAAAGTTGGTAGCTGATGGGGTAGTGCCAGGCAAGGCAAACTACAGACTTGCATGGAACGGGGAAAGGTTTGCCCTGCATCCAGACTTTGTGTCGCTTCAAGAGTTTAGGCCGGCATTGGCCAGAGCAGTCAACAGAGCGCTTGATAAGGCCGTTGCATGATCGAAGTCGAGATGGACATGAAGATCGTGTCCGTGGCCAACATGCGGTTGCATTGGGCGGCCAAAGCAAGGCTGGTGAAGTCGCAAAGGCAGAAGACCAGAATGGCACTAGCAGCTGTTGCACAGTCCTATGGCGTTGAGATACTGCCAGTCACCGTGGTGTTGACCAGAGTCGCTCCAAGGAAGCTGGACGGCGACAACTTGCAGTCTGGGTTCAAAGCGGTCAGGGACGGTGTGGCTGATTGGCTTGGCGTGGATGATGGCAGCGACATGATTGAGTGGCAGTACAACCAAAGGTCTGGTGGGCCGAATGTGTACAAGGTTGAGATTGAGGTGATAACATGACGGTGTGCGCAGTTGCCATTGCCGCACCTTCGGGGAAAGCGCCAGTTGGTGTGAGTACCTTCTTTTTTTAAGGAGTTTACAAGTGACTGATAACTTGGCGTCAGAAATGACAGTGCAAAGAGAAGGCCCAGGCCGTCCAGCTTTGTTTCCGGCAGAACATGAGGCTTGGCAAAATATCCTGCGTGGCATCTCAGAAGGCAAAAGCCTGACCAGCACCCTTAGAACCGAGGGAATGCCCAGTTACTCGCTGGCGCGTCAAATGATCAAGAACAACCCAGAGTTCAGGGCGGCTTACGAAAAGGCCGTAGAAGACCGCGCAGACCGTTTGGCAGAGGAAATCATTGAGTTGTCAGACAAAGAGCTTCCAGACGGTTTAGAAGGCTCTATGGCCAGTGCTTGGGTTCAGCAGAAACGTCTGCAAGTTGAAGCACGCAAATGGGTGGCTGCCAAACTTAAACCAAAAACCTACGGTGACCGCATTGATGTTGCCGTAACCGATCACAGGATTAGCGTCATGGATGCGCTGACCCAAGCCAAACAGCGCGTGTTGATGGATAACAGTAACGTGGTAGATGTGGAAGCAAAGCAGGCGTAATCGGAAAGGTTATGCGCTTTTTGCATAAAAATTGTACGGTTACGCGCACGCGCACGAGTTGCGTAAACGCAACAAAAAGAAAGCCAAACAACAAGAAAAGCATCGTCCACTTTATACAATGACCATTATGTTAAGTTGACCTTGAGTTATCCACAGAAAAAATACTACTCAGGCATTACAGTTTGAGTTATCCACAAGCAATTGTGGACAATTGTGGAAAAGTACCTGTGGACAACCGCCCAGCCGGCCATGGGGGAGGGGGTAGGGCCGGCGCGAAAGGGCCGCAGGAACGGTAGCCCCGCGAACATTTTTTAAAATATTTTTATTTTTATTTTTTTCGTTTAACATCGCGCAAATGCAAACCACGATCTACAAGCCCGAAGACGAACAAGAGTTGATGGCCACTCTGTGGACACCGGCGATTGCCGATGACCCAGAGGCGTTTGTGCTGTTTGCCTTCCCTTGGGGTCAGGAAAATACACCCCTTCAAAACTTCAAAGGCCCACGCAAGTGGCAGCGCGAAGTTCTGCGTGAGATTACTCAGCACATCAAAAACAACCAGGGCAAAGTAGACTTCAACACCTTGCGCAGTGCGGTGTCTTCTGGCCGTGGTATTGGCAAATCTGCCCTCGTGTCCTGGCTCACCATCTGGATGTTGTCTACCCGCATAGGCTCAACAACGATCATTTCGGCCAACAGCGAAGCACAGCTGCGTGCGGTGACATGGGCCGAGATCACAAAGTGGTTGGCCATGAGCATCAACAGCCATTGGTTTGAGGTTGCGGCCACCAAGATCACCCCTGCTGCCTGGCTAACTGAACTGGTTGAAAAAGACCTTAAAAAAGGCACACGTTATTGGGCTGTTGAGGGCCGTCTGTGGTCTGCGGAAAACCCAGATGCCTATGCTGGTGTTCACAACTTTGATGGTGTGATGGTGATTTTTGACGAGGCAAGCGGTATTGACGACTCGATCTGGGCTGTGACGGCTGGCTTCTTTACCGAGAACACACCGAACCGCCTTTGGTTGGCTTTTTCCAATCCACGGCGAAACACTGGCTACTTTTATGAGTGCTTTAACTCCAAGCGCGACTTTTGGAATAACAAGGTGGTTGACGCACGCACCGTAGAAGGCACTGACAAGGCGGTATACCAGAACATCATTGACGAATACGGCCCCGACTCAAGCCAGGCACATGTCGAGGTCTATGGCATGTTCCCATCTGAAGGTGATGACCAGTTTATACCGGCTGACATTGTTGATGAGGCCATGGCACGGCCCAAATACAAGGATCAGACGGCGCCAATCATCATTGGTGTTGACCCTGCACGCTTTGGCGCTGACGCAACGGTGATTGCTGTGCGCCAAGGGCGCGACATTGTGCGCATTGACAGGCATCGAGGTGATGACACCATGACGGTTGTTGGCCACATCATTGAGGCCATCGAGGAATTTAGCCCTGCACTGGTGGTCATTGACGAAGGTGGGCTTGGCGCTGGCATTGTTGACCGTTTGAAGGAACAAAGGTACAAAATCAAAGGTGTCAACTTTGGCAATAAGTCGGCAAATCCGATCATGTATGGCAATAAACGCGCTGAAATGTGGGGAAAAATGAAAGATTGGCTAAGAACCGCAAGTATTCCTAAAGATAGGTTCTTGAAAACTGATTTGGTTTCGCCTATGATCAAGCCAGATTCTAGGGGCACTATATTTTTGGAGTCAAAGAAGGACATGAAGGCTAGAGGTTTGGCCAGTCCTGACGCAGCTGACGCTATTTGCGTTACATTTGCGTTTCCTGTGGCTCATAGGGAATATACTGCGAAGGAAAGAACCCGCGCATATTCTGACCGCACGGCAGTTGCAACTTCATGGATGGGAAGTTAGATGGCTACAAAAAAGAATGTCTCTCTCAGCGTTGGCCGTGGCGAAAAGTTGCCCGTCAGCAAAGGTGCTGGCTTGACCGCCAAAGGGCGTGAGAAGTACAATCGAGAAACTGGCAGCAATCTCAAGGCGCCAGCGCCTAACCCCAAGACTAAGGCAGATCAGGGGCGCAAGGATTCATTTTGTGCAAGAATGGGCGCCGTAGCGGCCAACGCCAAAGATGGCGAACGCGCTAAAGCAGCTCTTAAACGATGGAAGTGTTGATATGGCTACCAAACCTGGACTCTACGCAAACATTCATGCCAAACGCGAACGCATCAAAGCTGGCTCTGGCGAAAAGATGAACAAGCCTGGCTCTAAAGCAGCGCCTTCGGCCAAAGATTTTAAAGAGTCTGCCAAAACTGCGAAAAAGAAATAATCATGGCAAATACCAAGCCAATTGGCGTTGCATACGAAGACCAGAACATTATCAACGCTGATATTGTTAAGGCTACCGACATTGTTACCACTGGCACGATTGGTTATGCGGCCAGTGCTTTTGGTACGGTAACTCAAACCAACAATAAAAACACAGCGGTAACACTTAACACGCCTTCTGGCCAGATTACTACTGCGGCATCACAACTGTCTCCTAACGCCAGCGGAGTGTTTGTGGTTAATTGCAGCACAGTCAGCAACAGAGATGTGGTGGTGGTTAGCGTGGCTTCTGGCGGCACTTTGGGTGCATACAATGCTTTTATTTCAGCCATCGCTAACGGCTCGTTCACGGTAGAAATCAAGAACGTGACAAACAATGCGTACAGCGAAGCGATCAATTTGAACTACGCTATTCTTCACACGGAGAGTTAATATGCCACTGGTTAAATCAAAATCACCCGAAGCCTTTCGCAAGAACGTCAAAGCTGAAGTCAAAGCTGGCAAGCCCGTCAAGCAGGCCGTGGCCATCGCGTATTCAGTCAAACGTGAAGCAGAAAAGAAGAAAAAATAATGGCTGATCCAACCGGAATGGTCGCGGCGGCTAATGTAGCCGCTGGCGGCAAACCACCAAAGTCTGATTCAGACATTCTGACAACCGCCCGCGCACGGTTGGACATGGCAGTTGCCGCATTGGCCGAGAGCCGTGAAGACGAGATTGACGATCTGCGCTTTTACGCTGGATCACCTGACAATCACTGGCAGTGGCCTGCTGACGTATTGGCCACTCGCGGTGCGGTGCAGGGTCAGACGATTAACGCACGCCCGACACTGACAATTAACAAACTGCCGCAGCACGTTCGTCAAGTGACGAATGACATGCGTCAGAACCGCCCAGGCGCGAAGGTCATCCCAGTCGATGACAACGCTGATGTGGAAGTGGCCGAGATTTTCAATGGCATGATTCGCCACATTGAGTACATCTCTGACGCTGATGTGGCATACGACACGGCCTGCGAGAATCAGGTGTCCTACGGCGAAGGCTACATCACTCTGATGACTGAGTACTGTGACGAAAACACATTCGATCAGGACATCAAGATTGGCCGCATCCGCAATAGCTTCTCGGTCTACATGGATCCGCTGATCCAAGACCCAACGGGTGCAGACGCCAAGTATTGCTTTATCACCGAAGACCTCACAAAAGCAGAATACGAGCGCCAGTACCCCGATGCTGCGCCTATCTCTACGCTCCAGTCCCTTGGTGTGGGCGATCAGTCAATCAGCAACTGGCTCAATGAAGACACGGTGCGTATCGCTAGTTATTACTACATTGACTACGACAAGACTAAGCTGAATTTGTACCCTGGCAACCAGTCGGCCTTTGAAGGCACGCCAGAGGACAAGATGCTCAGAGACATGTTTGGCAAGCCTGTCAAATCACGCATGTCTGAGCGCCCACGGGTGATGTACTGCAAGATCAACGGTTACGAAATTCTTGAACAAAAAGAGTGGGCTGGCAAATGGATTCCTGTGATCCGTGTGATTGGCAACGAATTCGAGGTTGATGGCCGTATTTACATCTCTGGCTTGGTGCGAAACGCCAAGGATGCCCAAAGGATGTACAACTATTGGGTTTCACAAGAAGCCGAGATGTTGGCCTTGGCGCCAAAAGCGCCATTTATTGGTTACGGTGGCCAGTTCGAGGGCTACGAGGACAAGTGGAAAACAGCCAACACAAACAACTGGCCGTACCTTGAGGTCAATCCAGACGTTACAGACGGCCAAGGCGCGGTTCTGCCACTACCCCAGCGGGCACAGCCTCCAATGGCCTCCAGCGGGCTATTGCAGGCCAAAGCAGGCGCATCTGAGGACATTAAGTCCACAACTGGCCAATATAACGCTTCTCTTGGCATGGGTTCCAACGAACGCTCTGGTAGAGCCATTCTGGCTCGCCAGCGTGAGGGTGATGTAGGTACTTACCACTATGGTGACAACCTGACCCGTGCCGTGCGCCATGTGGCTCGTCAGTTGGTGGATTTGATCCCCAAGATTTACGACACTCAGCGTATTGCCCGCATCATTGGTGAAGATGGCGTGACCAAAATGGTCAAGATCAACCCTGACCAACCAATGCCAGTCAACAAGATTGTCAATGAGCAGGGTATTGTGATTGAGAAAATCTACAACCCTGGCGTTGGCAAGTACGATGTGGTGGCCACAACTGGCCCAGGCTACGCAACCAAGCGCCAAGCGGCACTTGAAGCGATGGCGCAGCTGCTGCAAGGCAACCCACAACTGTGGTCTGTGGCTGGTGACTTGTTTGTCAAGAACATGGACTGGCCTGGCGCACAAGAGATGGCCAAGCGCTTTGCCAAGACCATTGACCCCAAGTTTTTGGAAGATGGTGACGAAGACCCAGCATTGCAGGCGGCCCAGCAACAGATTCAGGCCATGGGCGCTGAGATGGAGCAGATGTACCAGATGATCCAGAATGTCGGCAAGTCAATCGAGATGCAGGACATGGAGCGCAAGGACTTTGAGGCTCAGATCAAGGCTTATGATGCCGAAACCAAGCGAATTGCCGCTGTGCAGGCTGGTATGACTGAAGAACAGATTCAAGACATTGCCATGGGTGTTGTCGCTGCGGCCATGGAGTCGCAAAGCATGATGAACCAGATGCCTGAGATGCGTGAAGAGCCGATGGCCATGGAAGAACAACAAATGATGCCTCCCCCACAACAACAAATGGGAATGCCACAATGAAAGCCGCAGACTTTATCGGAATTTTATTCTTAGCCCGTGATGTAACTCACTCGGTGCATTTGAACACTCGCAGTTACAGCAAGCATGTGGCGCTCAACATTTTCTACGAGCGTATCATTGGCGCAGCTGACGACTTTGCCGAAGCCTATCAAGGCCGTCATGGTCTAATTGGCCCAATTACCCTGCATTCGGCCAAGAAAACGGCCAATATCATTGAGTTTTTGCAAGATTCACTTGCTGAAATTGAAGCCGCAAGATACGATGTGGCTGATAAATCTGACTCATCGCTCCAACAATTGATAGATAATATCGTTGAGATATATCTTCGCACGCTGTATAAGCTCAAATTCTTGGCATAAGGAAATATGATGGAACTTTTAAAACCTCTTAGCAAAGCTGACTTTCCTGCCTATTCTGTGGCTTTTACAGGCACGGCGGGTAGCACTTCCACATGGAACGCTGGCCCTCAAGGTGTAGTGGTTTGGTCTGACCAGCCTTGCTTTGTAGAAGTTGGCGAAGGCGCTGTGGCCACAACTGCCAGCACCCCGATCCCTGCATTTACACCCATTCCCTTTGCAGTGCCAATCAATGTCAGCGGCGTATGGCGTGTGAGCGCTATCCAAGTGTCTACTGGCGGCACTATCTATTGCAAACCGATTAACAAGCAATGAGCTTCGGCGTAGCCCTTCGCAACAGCCTCGCCCTTGGTTTGGGCGGGATTGTGTCGTTGTTTAGTGGGCGTGGCAATGAGCAAGCCCAAAGCAACTTGTTGTGCGAAAATGGTGACAATCTCGTCCAAGAGGACGGTGGCTTGATTCTTTTGGAGTGACCTAAATGGCCGTATTTCTTTCCCCAGTGGGCGGTGTTGCGGCCCAGTTCTTTACAAATACCGGCGCAGTTCTGACTGGCGGTAAGTTGTACACCTACGCGGCTGGCACAACAACTCCTTTAACCAGCTATACAACTAACTTGGGAAATGTCGCTCGTACAAATCCTGTTGTTCTAGATGCTGCGGGCCGAGTACCTGATGGCGGCGAAATTTGGATTTTGCCAGTTTCATACAAGTTTGTTTTAAAAGATTCAAACGATGTATTGATTGCAACATACGACAATATTTTTGGCGCTGGCGCTTTTGCGGTAACAAATTACACCGGAAACGGGTCAACTGTTGGATATGCGGTTTCAGGAAACGTAATTGCTGTTTATATTAACGGCGTTTACCAAAATAGAAATACATATTCTGTTGCAGGTGGTACTTTAACATTTACCCAAGCACCGCCCACCACTTCTTTAATTGAAATTCTGTACAACTGATAAGGAATCATCATGGCAGACGTTAAAATTTCCGCACTTCCCGCTTCCACAACCCCATTGGCCGGAACTGAAGTTCTGCCAATTGTTCAAAGCGGCGCAACCAAACAAGTCAGCGTTGCCAATTTGACCGCAGGCCGCGCAATTAGCGCAACAGCTGTTACCGCATCAACTGGAAATTTTATAGTTGGTACATCTGGTCAAGGCGTGGACTTTTCTGCTACATCCCATCCTGCTGGCATGACTAGCGAGCTGTTGAATGACTATGAAGAAGGTACTTTTACGCCTGTCATTAGCGGCACTTCTACCGCTGGAGTAGGTACGTATTCTGTGCAAAATGGAGCCTATGTAAAAATTGGCAAAATGGTTCAGTATCAAATTTACTTAGTTCTTACTGCACATACTGGAACTGGCGATATAACAATTGGTGGATTGCCTTATACAGCATCCGCAAATTATTACCCGCCAGCAGCGATATACGTCAATAATTTAGCATTAACGGCTTCAAACTATCCACAGATAGCAGTTTCAACTGCAAGCACTAACTTTCTTTTTAGACAAGTTCCAACAGGAGGCGGGGCAGCTGCGGCCATACCAATGGATACGGCGTTTGACATTTTGCTTTCTGGAACTTATCAAGTCTAAGGAATAAAAATGGCACTCACAAAAGTTTCGTATTCAATGATTGAGGGTGCGCTTGTCAATGTGGCAGATTATGGCGCATCCTCAAGCGCCACGGCTGCTGTAAACACTGCGGCTTTTATTGCAGCCCTTGATGCAGCAAAATCAAACTCTACTGGCGAAGACCCACAAGGAAATCCTGCGGGGACTGTATTTATCCCTCGCGGTAGATATTTGATAAACCCAGACCAGATCATTATTCCTAACTGGGTTAATCTTAAGGGCGCTGGTAGGACAGCAACGCAGTTGGTTGCGGCTACTGCTGGAACTACATTGTTGAGAATGGGGACAGCCGTTAATCCAACATATCGCACATCTATTTCCGATCTCACTCTTTTTGGTAATGGTTTGAACTTAACTGGACTTTCAATTTTTGCGTCCTACTGGTTCATGTACAACGTAGAAGTTAATGCTTTTAATTATCACGGCATTTATTTGTACAGTTCCTACACTGGTAAAGCGTACAACATCTACGTTTTCTATTGCGCCGCATCCGCCGGATACGCTGGCATTTACATGACTGGCGTGTCTTCCGGCTCCGGTGTAAATGATGTTAATTTCTTTGGTGGCGCATTGTCATATTGCTATGACAGCATCCGAATCCAAAACTGTAATGGTGTCGTCTTTGACGGAGTTTCTATACAAAGCAGTAAAAGAAACGCAATGAATTTGGATGCCAGTTCATTTGATGTTACTGGCGTGTCATTTATAAATGGTTATTTTGAAGCCAATTGCGATACAGTGCCTGGTAGTATTTTCTTTGGAACATTTACAAAATTGACCGTTGCAAATAATTACTTTGCAGGGTCTGGTGCATTTCAAACGAAAGCCATTGCCGCTAGCAGTGGGTACAACCAATGCACAATTATTAACAATATCTTTGATACTTTACCTACTCAAAACCCTGCATTTATTGGTTTGGTCGACGAAGCGGCTGTTTCAGTCGTGTTTCAGCGCAACCTAATAATTGGCAACAGTACTTCCAACGATGCTATTCCGTTATTTACGCCAGCGCTAAAAGTGTTTGCAGATGCGGCTTTGTACCCTACCAATGCGGTTACAACAAGCCGTGTTGACCATGCAACGCAATACCAAATTCAATCAAATTTTGTAAGTGTTTACACGGTTACTGCAACACCAGGCACATCGGGGACAATTACTTTAGAACCCACACAAAATACGGGTGGGTTTTCTAAAACAGGGCGTGTGGTTCACGTCCAAGGGCGCGTTACGGTTGCAAGTGTTTCGTCCCCTGTTGGCACAAATTTTAGGTTGTCGTTGCCTGCCCCGATTTCCGATTTTGATGAAGATGGCGAAAGGATTGGCGGCGTTGTGATTAAAGATTCAACCACAATTTTGCCCTTTACCGGAGCTGCTGGTAACAGCTATATCGATGTGTTTATAGACGCATCTACCATTGCCGGAACTCAAAATTTTAGCTGGACATTCTCGTACATCACAACGTCAGGAACACCTTAAACCGTACCAGTTCGGACAACTGGAAACTTTAATGTCTGACTGGACGGTCAGGCTGGAAACAAGGAAATATCATGTTAGAAAAAATTGTATCTGTCGATTTAATTGAAGTAATCGAAAATGGTTGCGTTCAAGTTCGCACCAAAACCGCTATCAAAGAAGATGGCATTGAAATAAGTAGCAAGTTTCATCGCCACGTTGTCGTGCCTGGTGCTAACTACAGCGCTGAAGATGCCAAAGTTAAAGCTATTGCCGCATCTATCCACACACCCGCAGTAATTGCTGCTTATCAAGAAAAACTTGCAGAACAACAAATTCCTGCCGCATAATAGCGGCACAAACTGTATCGGCCCAGTAGACCGAGGAATCTTAGGATTCAGAAAACATGACTGAAGAAGTCCAAGCCCTAGCGGAAGTAGACTCCGCGCCAACCACGGATGTGACGGCCACACCTGAAGTTGCTGAAAGTACGCCGGAAGTCGCTGAGAACCAAGTTGATCAAGCCACAGAGGAAAAAAAGTACTCCCAGGCTGAAATTGATGCGATGATCGGCAAACGCCTCGCAAGAGAGCAACGTAAGTGGGAAAGAGAGCAAGCAAATCGGTCTGCGGAATCGCAAATCGTGAAAGCTGCACCAACTGCGTCCGTTGACCAGTTTGAAAGCCCTGAAGCCTATGCGGAAGCAATGGCCTATCAGAAAGCTGAAGAACTATTGGCCAAACGTGAAGCAGCCAAGCAGCAATCAGCCGTTCTCGAAAGCTATCAAGAGCGTGAAGAAGCAGCGCGGGACAAGTACGATGACTTTGAACAAGTCGCCTACAACCCCAAGCTACCGATCACAAACGTGATGGCCGAAACGATCCAGTCTTCGGACATTGGGCCTGAGTTAGCGTACTACCTTGGCTCAAATCCAAAAGAAGCAGATCGCATCTCACGCATGACGCCACTCGGTCAGGCGAAAGAGATTGGGAAAATTGAAGCCAAATTGGCATCAGCGCCCCCGATCAAGAAAACAACATCTGCGCCCGCGCCGATTTCTCCTGTCACTGCACGCTCCGCTGGAGCAGCAACTTTGGACACTACAGACCCTCGCTCTATCAAGAGCATGACGGCCTCGCAGTGGATTGAAGCTGAACGTGCAAGGCAGATTAAGAAGCTACAAGCACAGACCCGCTAATTTTTTTAAAGGACTTTTGAAATGTCAAACAGTATTCTGACGATTGATATGATCACAAGAAAAGCTCTCGAAATTCTTGAGAACAACCTTGTGCTTACCCGTAACGTGAACCGCCAGTATGACGACAGCTTTGCTGTTGAAGGTGCTAAGATCGGTTCAACCCTCCGTATCCGTTTACCTGACCGCGCTCTGGTAACTGACGGCGCCGCCTTGCAAGTGCAAGACGACAACGAGCAGTTCACCACTTTGACCGTTGCCAGCCAAAAGCACATCGGTGTCAACTTCACATCTGCTGAATTGACCATGCAATTGGATGACTTCGCAGAGCGTGTGTTGAAGCCTCGTATCAGCCAGTTGGCATCTTCCATTGATGCAGACGTGGCCAATGCGTACAAAACCATCGGTAACACCGTTGGCACACCTGGCACAACTCCTTCTACTTCTTTGGTCTTGTTGCAAGCCCAGCAGAAGCTGAACGAGAACGCAGCTGTGATGTCACCCCGTTACGCTACCGTGAACCCAGCAGCCAACGCTGGCTTGGTTGAAGGCATGAAAGGTCTGTTCAATCCTACAGACACTATCAGCAAGCAATTCAAGAACGGCATGATGGGCACTGGCGTGTTGGGCTTTGACGAGATCAACATGTCTCAGTCTATCAAGCAACACACCACTGGTTCGCGCGTTGCCACCGGCAACTCTGTGACCACCACTGTGACTTCTCAAGGTGCTTCTAGCATTGCTTTGACTATCGGCTCTGGCCTGACAGTTAAAGCCGGTGACGTGTTCACTGTTGCTGATTGCTTCGCTGTAAACCCACAGACCCGTGAATCCACTGGTTCGTTGTTCCAGTTCGTTGCTTTGGCTGACGCCACTGCCAGCGGCACTGCGATTGTCGTGTCTGTTGCTCCTATCTACACCGCCGCCAATGCTTTGGCTACCGTTGACAGCTTCCCTGTCTCTGGTAAGGCTGTCGTGTTCGTAGGCGCTGCTTCTAGCCAGTACGCACAGAACTTGGTCTACCACAAGGACGCCATCACCTTCGCAACTGCTGATTTGCTGTTGCCACAAGGTGTTGACATGGCTGCTCGCGCAGTCCACAACGGTATCTCTTTGCGTGTCGTGCGTCAGTACGACATCAACAATGACCGTATGCCTTGCCGTATTGACGTTTTGTACGGCTTCAACACGATCCGCCCACAAATGGGCTGCCGTATCTGGGGCTAATTGATTGGGGCTTCGGCCCCTATCTCTGTTATTAACATTGAAAGGAAATTATCATGGCATTACCTAATGGCGCAGGCGGTTACCAAGTTGGTGACGGCAATCTTGGCGAAATCAGTTTCTCCAACACCAGCACTCCAGTTGCTTTGACTGGCGCGGCTGTCACTATTACCGCAGCCGATTTGGCTTCCGGTGTGTGTACCATGGACTCAGGCGGCACAGACGCTGGAGCCTATGTATTCCCCACAGGCGCACTGCTTGACGCTGCATTCCCTAGCCTTAAAGTTGGCTCGACATTTGACTGCGCTTTCATCAACCTTGGTGACAATGCAGCAAATGACGTGGTTTTCACTGCTGGTACGGGCAACACCCTTGTTGGTAACGACACGATCCAAGATTCGCTGACCAAAACCAGCAACACATCTGGCACGTTCCGTTTCCGCAAAACTGGTGACGCAGCGTACTCAATCTATCGCGTTGCCTAAACTTAAATGGGGGCTTCGGCCCTCATTTTTAAAGGAAAAATCATGACCTCTAACACCAAATCAATTGGCGTTGCTTTTGAAGACCAAGACATCATTGGGTCTAACTTTGTACTGTCTGGTGGTGAGTTGGGCTATACCGCAGAAGCAAGCGGCACAGTGACTCAATTGACAGACAAGTCCACAGCGGTCACGCTGAACAAGTCTGCTGGTCAGATCACACTGAACGGCGCCTCTTTGGCAAACATCACAAACGTTTCATTTACTTTGAACAACAGCACAATCAGCGAAAAAGACGTTATTATTTTAAGCGTGTCTTCTGGCGCTACCGCTGGTGCTTACAACTGCTGGATTTCTAGCAAAACCACAGGAAGTTGCGTAATCACAATTCGCAACCTTTCGGGCGGTTCGCTGTCTGAAGCTTTTGTAATCAACTTTGCAGTTATCCACGTTCTGTAAACCAAATGGGGGCTAATCACCCCCATTCTTAAATTATGAACATTACATTGACACACCCCATCCACGGCGCAAAGATTGCAACAATGGAGTCTGAGGTTGAAATGGATGAAAGAAATGGCTGGACTCGTTATAATCCAGACACGCCTTCTGAAACTGAAGAAGCGGCTCCCGTGAACGTGCTGGAAGTTAAACGCCGTAGAAAAACCACTGCAGAGGTTTAAAAATGACAACGTACACCGCTGGCCAACAAATCGAACGGGCGCTTAGACTTCTCGGTGTGCTTGCTGAAGGTGAAACGCCCTCTGCGGCTACGTCACAAGACGCCTTGATGGCGTTCAATCAAATGATTGATTCGTGGAACACAGAGCGTTTAGCCGTGTTTTGCACACAAGATCAAGTTTTCACATGGCCAGCAGGCTTAATTAGCCGCACCCTTGGCCCAACTGGTGACTTTGTTGGCCTTCGCCCTATTTTGCTTGATGATGCTACGTACTTTAAAGCAAACAACGGCGTGTCTTATGGCATCAAAATGATTAACCAACAGCAGTACAACGGTATTGCTGTTAAGACCGTAACGTCCACTTACCCACAAGTTATGTGGGTAAACATGACGTTCCCCGATATTGAGATATATCTCTATCCAAGGCCAACGCAAGACTTAGAATTTCACTTTGTATCGGTTGAAGAACTAAATCGCCCCGCCACGCTGTCCACGGTGCTGTACTACCCACCAGGCTATCTGCGGGCGTTTACATACAACTTGGCCATGGAGTTTGCCCCTGAGTTTGGCGTTGAGCCAAGCCCACAAGTGCAGCGCATTGCGATGACTTCTAAGCGTGACATCAAACGCATCAACAACCCTGATGATGTGATGGCGCTGCCTTACGCATTGGTGGCCAACCGCCAGCGTTTCAACATCTATGCCGGTAACTACTAATGAAGACGCCGATTCTTGGCTCTACTTATGTAGCGCGGTCTGTCAATGCGGCAGACGCTCGGATGGTCAATCTGTTTCCAGAGATCGTCCCAGAGGCCGGTAAAGAGCCTGCATTCCTAAACCGCGCCCCTGGCCTCAAACTGCTTAACACTATTGGCAACGGCCCGATCCGTGGCTTGTGGGCGTTTTCGTCTAGCGACAGCACAGCCTTTGTTGTTTCTGGCACACAGCTGTACAAGATCACCACATCGTATGTCGCCACGCTAATTGGCACGGTGGCTGGCACTGGCCCTGTCAGTCTGGCTGACAACGGCACGCAGTTGTTCATTGCGGCCAATGGCCCCAGCTACATCTACAACAACACGACAAACGCCTTTGGCCAGATCACCGATCCGGACTTTCCAGGCGCTTTAACTGTCTGCTATCTGGACGGCTACTTCGTGTTCAACGAGCCAAACAGCCAGAAGCTGTGGATCACTGCACTGCTAGACGGCACGTCCATTGACCCGCTTGAGTTTGCTAGCACTGAAGGCTCTCCTGACGGCTTAGTGGCCGTGGCTGCCAACTTCCGTGAGGTTTGGGCCTTTGGCACTAACTCGATTGAGGTTTGGTTTGACTCTGGCGCAACAGATTTCCCTTTGCAACGCATTCAAGGCGCGTTTAACGAGTTGGGCTGTGCTGCCCCTTACTCGGTTGCCAAAATGGACAACGGCTTGTTTTGGCTTGGCCGTGACCGCCGTGGTGAAGGTATTGTCTACCGCGCCAACGGCTACACTGGCGTTCGCATTTCCACACACGCTGTTGAGTGGCAGATCCAACAATATGATGATATATCGGACGCTATTGCGTACACCTATCAGCAAGACGGCCACAGTTTTTATGTTTTGGTTTTCCCTAGCGCCAATACCACTTGGGTTTATGATGCCGCAACGCAAGCCTGGCATGAACGCGCGGGCTTTGCCGATGGCAGCTTTACCCGTCACCGTGGCAACTGCCAAATGGCGTTCAACAACAAAGTTGTCATTGGCGACTTTGAAAATGGCAATATCTACGCTTTTGACCTAGATGATTTTAGCGACAACGGCAGCATCCAAAAATGGTTGCGTTCATGGCGTGCGCTGCCAACGGGCCAGAACAACTTGCGCCGCACAACCCAGCACATGATGCAACTCGATTGCGAGTCCGGCGTTGGTTTAAATGGCTATGCTGTTTCTGAAGCAATACGTCTTCAAACAGAAAACGACAACGATTTAATTACAGAAGCCAATGACTATTTAATTGCAGAGCAAGAAGCTGTTGTAACTCAAGGTGCTGACCCGCAAGTCATGCTCCGTTTCTCAGACGATGGTGGTCATACGTGGTCTAACGAACATTGGAAGTCCATGGGCAAAATTGGCCAGTATTCCAAACGTGTAATCTGGCGTAGGCTTGGCATGACAACTAAGTTGCGTGACCGTGTTTATGAAGTGTCTGGCACTGACCCTGTGAAGATTGCTATCATGGGCGCAGAACTTATTCTGAGTCCAACGAATGCCTAGCCCTAACGCTACGCCAACGCCGATCACGCCACCGCGAGTGCCGCTGATTGACCCTCGCACGGGTCTAATTGACCGCGCTTGGTATTTGTTTTTCTTGTCGTTAAATAATATTGCGACTGGCGTTATTGACGATTCTGGCTTGACGTTTAGTTCTGAGTCCTTACTTGCGTCTTACGATGCGGCTTTGTTGTCAGTCAATCAAGAGTTGCAGACCCTGCCGCCAACGGTTGATCTGAGCGCTGAGTTAATTAAACAGATTCAAGAAGCTAATCTTGTTGACTGTTGCGCTGCCTTGGTGTCTCAGTTTGCCGAAATGCAAAAGCAATTAGAGGCGCTTAGTCTATTGCCCCCACCCACACAAGGCACAGTCACCGCTGTAACTGCCACAGCGCCTGTGGTGTCTTCTGGTGGCACTGCGCCTGACATCAGTATGCCTGCGGCCAGCACATCGGTAAGCGGCTACCTGACGTCAACTGACTGGAACACTTTTAACAGCAAAGCGCCAGCCACCAGCGGTACGTCTATTTTGTACGGCAACGGCACTGGTGGTTTTAGCAATGTCACAATCGGTTCGGGCGTCAGCTTTGCCGCTGGTACGCTGTCAGCGACTGGATCGGGCGGCTCGGTCACCACAGTCTCTGTCGTGTCGGCCAATGGCTTTGCTGGTACAGTAGCAAACCCAACTACCACACCAGCAATTACACTGACCACTAGCATTACTGGTTTGCTCAAGGGCAATGGTACGGCAATTTCTGCCGCCGTGGCCAATACAGATTACATGGGCGTTGGCGCGCCAATTATCAAAACGGCTGACTTTACGGTTGCCAATGGTGAAATTTGGTATATCAACAACAAGTCAGGTTCGACTTGCACCGTGACCTTGCCAGCGGCCTCGTCATGGACTGGCCGCACGTTGACGTTTAAAAACATGCAGGCACAGACTTTGGTGTCGGCATCAAGCAACGTTGTGCCAATTGACAGCACAGTTGCTGGCACATCAATCCTCTTGGCAGTTGTAGGAAATTGGGCGACAATGGTGTCTGACGGCACTAATTGGGTCATCATGCAACGCGCCGCTAACAATTGCCTCTTATTGGAGTAAACCATGACAGTCACCGTCAAAGTCCTCGTACCGGCTAAATTTGCCGAAAACACTCAAACAACTCAGTACACCGCGACTGGCGTTACGGCCATCATCGACAAGTTCACAGCGACTAATATCAGCGGCTCTGCCGCCACGATCAGCGTGAACTTGGTCACTGTTGCTGGTTCTGCCGGTAATACCAACTTGATTACCAAGACCAAGACCTTGCAAGCGTCTGAGGTCTATACGTTCCCTGAATTGGTTGGCCAAGTGCTTGGCGTGGGCGACTTTATCAGTACAATTGCAGGCACAGCCAGCGCAATCAACATTCGCGTTTCTGGACGTGAGGTGACCTAATGATTGTTCGCAAGGCCACTGAAGCCGATCTGCCTGAGTACATTAAGTTAGCGCAGGCGTTTCACGCTGCGTCACCGATGCACGGGTCAATTGGCTTTGATGTGCCTGGCTACTCACAGTTTTATTTGTCATCGCTACAAAACGACAGTATTGGTATCTGGCTTGCGGAGATTGAAAAAGAAGTTGTCGGTATATGCGGCGCTCTTGTGTACCCTCTTTACTTCAATCCTTCAGCGCTTGTTGTACAAGAGCTATGGTGGTGGCTAACCCCAGCCTCCCGTGGTAGCGGCGCTGGCGGTCAGATGTTTAAGCAGATTGAGCAATGGGCAAAAGATAAAGATGCGTCTGCATTATTTATGATTGCGTTAGAAGACAATCGAGCAAAAAAGATGGAAAATCTATACATCCGCGCTGGGTTTAGGCCAATGGAGCGCACATTTATCAAAGAGGTCACGTCATGGCAATAGGAACCGCAGCCGCAATTCTTGGAAGCGCAGCGTTGGGTGCAGCTGCGTCAAGAAGCGCGTCTAAAACACAATCTAGTGCAGCGGCTCAAGCCGCCGATGTGCAAAAGCAAGTTGCTGATCAACAAACTGCGCTACAGCGCGAAATGTTTGAGCGAACCCGCGAAGACCAAGCGCCTTATCGTCAGGCTGGTTATAACGCATTAGCTGAAATGCAACGCACGGCTGGTAACGTGCCTGGCGCATTTAGGTTTGGCGCAAGCGATTATCAAGCTGATCCAGGCTACGCATTCCGTTTGGCAGAAGGCCAAAAAGCGCTTGATCGTCAAGCAGCGGCTCGTGGTGGCTTGATCTCTGGCGGCGCTTTAAGAGCAGCGCAACGCTACGGTCAAGAGATGGGTTCACAAGAATTTGGTAACGCATACAACCGTGCTTTAACTGGCTACAACGCCGATGTGGCGCGTGAAAACCAGTTGTATAACCGTCAAGCAGCGTTGTCTGGTATTGGTCAAACTGCCACTAATTTAGTAGGCCAAGCTGGTCAGAACTACGCAACTGGTGCTGGTAATGTTTTAGGTTCATACGGCACAAATGTGGGCAATTTAATGACCGGCGCTGGGGCGGCTCAAGCGGCTGGCCAAGTGGGCGCGGCTAATGCTTTAACTGGCGGTTTAGGTACTTACCTAAATTACAGCCAAGGCAATGCGTTGCTTAACGCTTTGCAAAGAAATCAAGCTATGCAAATGGTAAATACTGGTGGTTATTCTAACGTGCCATCGTATATGGTTGTTCAACCACCTGGAGGAATTTGATTATGGCGCTCAATCCAAACATTTCTCTTGGCGTTAGGGGTATTGAACTGGCCAACCCGTTGGCTCAGTATGGCCAGATTGCGGCCATTCAAAACGCACAAAACCAAAACGCATTGGCGCAGTTTCAACTTGGTTCTGCTAGAAGACAAGAAGAATCACAAAACGTATTGGCTGACGTCTATAAAAGATCAATTAATCCTGAAACTGGCGCTATTGATAATCAAACCTTGCTAAAAAATTTGGCTGCATCTAACGCTGCGTATTTGATTCCTGATGTTCAAACCAAATTATTGGCAAGCGAAAAAGAACGAGGCTTGATCAAAAAAACTAACCTTGAAACAGAAGCAAAAGAATTTAAACTTAAAAACGATAAACTTAATTTTGCATGGAGTTCTGTTGGTTCCGCGCCAACACCTCAAGACGCCATTCAGAAAATTACTGAAGGTATGAGAAACGGCATTTTTGATATGAAGACTGCAACAGCAGATATTCAAAAAATTCAAAATATGACGCCTGAACAGTATCAACAGTACAGAATTCAAACAGTCATGGGCATTTTGGATGCCAAAGACAAACTTGGTTTTATGTTGCCAAAGACACGCGATAGGGACATTGGTGGTGCAATTCAAACTATCCAAGACAACCCCGCATTGCCAGGCTACAGTATGCCAATTGCTGGTATGGCTGTAACTAAAACGCCAACGTTTGGTGAACAAAATGCTGCTGCAACTTTGGCGTTTAACAAATACAAGTTTGAATTTGAAAAAGCCAATCCCACACTTTCAATTCAAGAAGATCCAAACGGCTTGTTGGCTGTCAACACCCAAACTGGCGTGGCCTTTCCTGTGGTGTACGGCCCAACTGGGTTTCAGCCTGCTCCCGCAGCCAGAACAGCACCAGCACCCGCAGCCGCACCAGGCGCAAGCATAATGCGTCAGCCACCAGCTGCATTGCCTGGTCAGCGTGTGCCGGCCATTCCTGGCATGGCCAGTGTGCTTGATCAGACTGCTGCGCCTGCTGCGGCCATGCCTGTGCCTGCCGAGGCTGGTGCAAGAATGCCTGGTATGCCTGTGGGAGCCAGAAAAGAAGCGCCCGTTAAGTTTAATGACACAGACATGCAATTGGCTGGTTTGGCTGGTTCTCTTAAAGACTTTAAAGAAGAAATTAATAAAAATTTATTTACAGGCGCTAAATATCTTCCCTCTGGTGCAGATACATCTAGGATGACAGCTAAGTACACAGCACTGTTAATGGGTGTCAAAGACTTGTACACACTTGGCGCATTGACTGGCCCTGATATGTCAATCATTGAGTCACAATTGACTAACCCTGCTTCATGGTCTGGTAAATTTAAAACCAAAGAAGGTTTTAATGAGCAAGTTAAAGTTATTGAAGACATGTTGAAACGCAGCACAACAAATCTTGAAACCACCTATGGCCGTGTGCCTAAAGCATCAAGAAAAGCGCTTGAAGGATTGCCAGGCGGCGCGGCTGGTGGCATACCAGGTGCAACAGCAAATGATCCATTGGGGTTAAATATACCTGGAGGCAAATAATGGCCACACTTGCAGAGTTCCGCGCACAGTTTCCTCAATACGACTCAGTGCCAGATGTCAAGCTGGCCGATTCATTGCATCAGAAATTTTATTCAAAGATGCCAAAGATGGAGTTTTATAAGACCATCGGGTTAGGTGCGGCTACTGCAATACCAGGCGCTGAAAATGTTGTGACTGGTGTTAAGCCACCAGAAGTGTCTATGCGTGACCGCATCATGGGCGTGATTGAAACGCCATTGGCGCTTGGCGCTACTTTGGGTGGCGGGTTAATTTCTCCAATTGTTGGCGCTGTTGGCACATTGACCAGTGGCAAATACGGCACACAAGAAGGCATTCGCGCTGGCCAAGAAGCCATGAAGGCTGTGCAATATCAGCCACGCACACAGACGGCCAGAGAAGCCTTGGGCGCTGTTGGTGAGTTCTTGCAGCCAATTACTGGCGCTTTGCCACCAACCCTTGGCGCAGCTGGTACAACCCTCAACGCTTTGGCGCCTGCTGCCATGATGCAAGCCGGTGCTGTTGCTCGCCCTGCCATCACTCAAGCAACCGCACCAGTGCGCAATGCCTTGGCCAACGTAATGACACGCGAACAACAACCAGGTATGGTTGGCATGGGCGCGGCCAGTACTGCTGAAGACTTGCAACGTCAGCAACGGTTTGAAAAATTTAACATTCGCACAACAGCTGGCGAACGTGAAAAAGATTTGGCAAAACAACAATTTGAATCAGATGTTGAAAGAGGCGCATTGCCCGGCGTTTCTAAAGATGTTAAAGCTGCATTAGGCAGAGAATATGGCGCGTTTAAAGTTGGTCAAAGACAAGACATTTTGAATCAATTTGAAAAAATGACAAATCAAGTTGTCGGAGAAGAAGGAAAAAGTATTGATCGCAGTGCCCCTCGCGCAATTGGCAACATTATTGATAAACAATTGGTCAAACAATACCAAGACAAACTGAAAAAAGTTGATGATGCTTATCAAGCAGCCAGAGATTCTGGTGAAACAAAACAAATTGTTGACACTGCCAAACTAGAACAATGGTTGGCTGACAACGCGCCAGAAGCCATTTCTGTTCCGCAAATACAAACCATTGGCGCAAAATTAGATGCGCTTAAAAAAGTAACTGGCAATCAAGTGTCAATTGATGACTTGGAAAACATTTACAAGTCTGCTGGCAATTTGGCGCAAGGCAATCCATCTGCTGCAACATTTATGGGTCAAGTTAAGGGCGTCATCAATGAAATGACCGAGGGCGCTGGTGGTGATTTGTATCGCAAAGCCAGAATGGAACGTAAGCAGTTGGCCAAAGATTTTGAAAATGTTAAAAGAGTTGATGATTTGTTAAGCACAAAAGCTGGAAAAACAGATCGTAAAGTGGCTCTTGATAATGTTTATGATCATATTGTGGTTGATGGTTCATTGGAAGAAATGAGAACCGTAACTCAATTGCTTAAAAAAGGTGGCGAAGAAGGCCGACAGGCTTACAAAGAATTGACAGGCTATACCTTGCAACGAATGAAAGATT